CTGCTATTGCAGCAGGCGTCGCCTTCTTTGCAAGTGGAATCATTATTGTCCTCGTTGGAGTAGAATTTGATAGAGCTTGTCAACTTTTTCCTCTAATCTATTGACCTGATCACGCAGGCTGTTTCCGCCGTTGGGACGAAATTCATACATCAATGATTTGAATATCCATCTAAACCCTGCAACTAAAGTACCTAAGATACCTAAGCAGGTTGCTATTAACATAGCCCAATCGTTGGCAGACACGTGCTCTCCTTATACTGTTCTAATTGTGACTGTGAGATAACCGCCGTAACCGGAGAAGCGCTTATCTTCTGGTGTCTTGTTGTTAAAGTCCATCTCTTCTATCAAACCAATAAATGATTCACCGGTTCTGAAGTCTTGTACTTGGATAGTATCTCCAAGGTTTTCTACGTTCTCTAGTTGTGACATACGAGCATATGCTGAACCTTCATAACCTACTTCGTTACCGAACTTATCGGATTCGTGATCAAAGCAGAAGAGTGGATACTGGATTAGACGTTGACGTGGAATAGCAGGCAGAGCCTTAATCTGATAGCCAGTAAAGAGTGGGCCTTGTGTAACATCAGTTGTTGAGCGACTGAGTACGAACTTAAAGCCTAAGTATTCTTGAGCTGTTGCTGGAGTGTTAACATTGACTTCAGCTACTTGAGTTCCTTGACCAAAGATTCCTATATTGTATGAGTTATCTTCTGAGTCAATAGAGTAAATACTTAGAGCACCATTGGTAGTGTCAACGCGAGCCTGAAGCATCTTAAAGATTTTAAGTTCAAGAGTATTATAACGAACGTAACCTGTACGTAGGTATCCTTCCGACAACAATGTAGATAATGACTCAACATATACTGTTCCATCTACACCATCTCCAGCATTACAAAATGCTAATCTATTTGTATTACCCATAAAGGCACACGCTGTTGTGTAGTGACCTAAGGTATCGGCTGGATCGTAGAGGTCAAATGCGTAAGCAAATACTCCAGTACCTGTTGCTTGACCTAAATCAATACGAGTAACACCTGCTTGTCCTTCAACACCAGTTGATGCCCAGATATATCTATCACGGAAAGCAAAGTCATAGACTGGTTGAGTTGTTTCAACTGTCAATGGACCATAGGCAATAGAGCCATCAGTGCTAGATAGTTGTGCGATACGCACACCTTGGTTAGTACCGATAGCCATATAGTCTAGGTAGTAAGAAATCTTAAATGCTATTTCACCTACTGGTAATTCAGCTGCAGTAATGGCAGATGTCAGTGTAGGCATAGCACCTGCTGTAGTCAGCGTGAACTTATAGATATTAGATTGGATGCCGCTATATCCTGAGATATAGATGGCAGCGCCTGAAGAAGTGATGCTAGTAAATACGTGGTCTGGGTCGTTGTGTGAGTAGACCGCAGCAGGTAGTGCTGTAGCACTGGATGAGAACTCATAGACTTTGTCATTGACACACATAATGAGACGCTCTTTGGTGTATTCAATGACAGCGTTATCTACAGTAATGCTGTTTTCTGTAATCATCAAAGTAGGAGATACAGAACTATCATCAGATAATAACTTCTTATAGACTCTTAGTCGTGGAGTACCAGCATTGAGTACGTTGGTTACCCAATAGGCGTAGACTCCATCATCACAGATTGCGTGTACTGCATAATCAGTACCAGATGTGTAGTCAATAAAGTGAATAACCTCTGCTACACCTGTACCAACAGGTGAGACTGCAGTAGATGTTACGTTAGAAGCAGTCTTAGCATAGGTAAATGTAGTGGTGGTTGGTACACCAGTAATTGTATAAGTACCGTTAAAGGTTGCATCCACACCAGTAATAACGATTTCCATACCAGTACAGAGACCGTGAGCTGCTGTTGTAGTCAACGTTGCTACGTTAGTAGTCAGTGCCTTGTTGTTAATAGATACAGTAATCTTTGGGAAGACTTTATCTACATCATATTCATCGGCTAGTAGCACACCGTTGTAGGTGTTGCTGTTCTTAGTCCATTGAATAGAGCGCATCATCTGCCAAGGACGACCATCAGTTCTAATACCACCAGTTGTGATGTGTTGACTATCGCAAGACTTGAGCAGTGTTGCCTGTCCCTTGGTCCATACATCTAGTCCTTTAGACTCTGTGTACTGGAAACGAAGTGACTCATCTTGGATTGGCTCAAAGAACTTAATACCTTGACCATAGTGAAATGATGACTGGGATCGTAGCCACCAACCAGTAAGAGTCTGCTCACCTGGTTCACGGCTCTGGTCAATCTGCTGTTTACGGTACTGAGCAGTAACACGACGGTAAGGGTTATCATCGGAGGCTGCAATGAAGAATGGCAATCCAGCGATTGCTACATCATAGGCATAGCCTGTGGCTGTGTATGTAGCGCCAGAAGGGTTAGATAGTACAAATGGTAACCCTTCACTGATGTCGTCGCCGTATGGCATTTATTCTCCTTGGTTTAGATTTACCTCATACTGTTTATCTTTTGTAAAAACTAGAGGAATTGTGTAACGCTTACCAGATGTAAGTGTTTTAACTTCGTGTAAATATTCAATTCCATATCCTTGAAAAACAACTAAAGATTGTGCTTTTGGTTTATATTCAAAATCAAGATTAGGAAATACTATTTCTCCACCAGTAAAATCATCATTGAGGTAAAGAACTGCACTGATAACAAATGACCTATCTGTACCGTCTGAATCTATATGTGCTTTCATAGAAGCACCTTCTGGAAATATTGCTAAGAAAAATTCTTGTAAATATAATTTGTAATTAAAAGAATCTTTGTACAAGTCTAATATTCTTTGAGAATATTTTTTAATAAAAGTGTATATTTCTGGTATTTCAGGATTAACTAAAAGAAGCCTACCATCATTCCAATTATTAAATTTATTATCTAATTCAAGTTGTTTTAAGGCAGACATTAAAAAAGTTTGGTCATCTTTTTCAATAAATTCTTCAATAACTTGAAGATTTTTTATTTTCATTTTGACACCTTTATTTATATTCTTTAATTTGCCTAAACTGTGACTTGTAAGAATCAAAAAATCGAGTGCGAAGTCGTATGGTTGTTTTCATTTGATTTTGTAAATCTTCTTGAGTTCCAATAGACATTTCCCAAGAATCGCGCTTGAATGGAATTACCTGAGCCATTGGTGTACCAGCAGGGATTAATCCTTCATACTGAATATTATTAAGAACAAAAGGAAAATTAACTGGAGAATTATATTGATCCGTGTCTACAATACCTGGAAGAATTGTAAATGTAGATTCACGGTGCATAGGTTGTACAAACAAAACTGAATATCCTGGAGGTGTTTGGATTGCCCAAGGATTTATCCATTTAGGATATGAAATTTGATGACCATTTCGATTAGGATGATTAGGGGCTTGTTCTACTGGGTGCCATTGAATAGGTTCAAATGAAGGCCATTCATACCAAGGCATCCCATCTTTTTGAGATACCCATACATCTGTATATGTGTATAAAATATATCCACCAGTAATTGCATCAAAAACTGGCATACAACGTTTGATAGTTGCTGATGTATTACCATCACCGCTTGGTTTCTTTTCATCACCTATGTATGATTCAAGATTTTTGTACCAGTCTGGTACAGATGCTGTAGCTGGTTTAGGCGCGTATTCTTCTGGTATGTTTCCTGTGTTAGTAAATATTATTTTCATTTATTTATATTAGCATAAGGTGAGTCTAATAGGTTAGCCCAAGTATAGACGTATTCATTTATTTTTTCAGGAGTTAAATCTGGTGCTGTTGGGATTGCTAAGATGTTAGACTTAAAGGTATTCCATTCCCCTGATATATCTTTATCAGGGTCTAAAGGTATATCAGGGTTTAATTTCATCCCAAATTCTAAATATATTGCTTCCATAGACCAAGACCAAAATAAGTTATGATTTGGTATATTTTTTGATATAAGTTGCATATTTAACAATTGGTCTTTAGATTCAATTAATTCATAATGATCTAATAACACACAGTCATATTGTTTATCTGTTTTATAACTATTCATATCAGCAATTTGAATAGTTATATTGTTGGGTAAAGTATTCTTTTCAAGAAAGATATCTACTACATCTTGTGATATTTCAACAATATGAATGTGCTCAACTTCAGGTTTACTGGCAAGCCATAATGCAAGAATTCCAAAACCTAACCCACTCATAAGAATTTTTCCATACCCAAGATTGTAGCTTGAGTAGAGTTCTTTTATTTCTTTATTAGTATATAAATCAAAAGCCATTTCTTGTTTATTGTTTAAGTACAAAAAATAATTTCTATTTTGTTTTTTTACAATACTTACATTTCCTTTAGATCTTTCATTTAATCTAATTTTTGGAACCGTATTTATATTAAATGGCATTATTATTCTTCAATAAATATAGGATTAACTGTTACCCAAAAACGTTCTGCATCATCCCAAGTATATTCTAACCCATCTGTTGGGTAAGGTGCTCTCCAAGAATCATTAAATTTTTCAAATCCAATTTGGATCCAATCTTCATCATCAATAACTTCAAGACCTGTTACCTGTTCAGCAATTTCTTTTGAGTCAGCAACAATACGATTGATTATTTTATTATCTTTAATAACCGCCCAATTAGTCATTATTTAATTTCCTTTACTTAACATAAATAACAAGTTGTCCTGCAGTAGATGAGCCTGCTTGCTGACTACCGCCATTGTTGCCAGCATTGAAATTTCCAACACTTCCTGGTCCACCACTTCCACCGCCACCACATCCAGGAGATGTAGCACTAGCGCCTGCTATTCCATCTCCGCTAGTTCCATTTATACTAGCAGGTCTATTACCGCCTCTTCCGCCAGAACCACCACCAGTACCAGCATTTCCGCCATTGAAGTAATCATAAACACTAGCATTTCCATAATGTCCACCTGAACCACCGCCAGCACCGCCAGAAATTGTATAATTAACAGTACCAAGATTTCCAGCAAGTGCTAAAGAAGCTGTTGCTGCGGTAGAACTAAATCCAGCTTGAGCGTTACTTCCTCCTGCTGCACCCCCAGATGTTTGCAAATCATATGCATTTGCAAGGTTCCATATAAAACCTGGAGTATTGTTATAACCAGCGGCACCACCTGCGCCACCTCCCTGCGCCCAAGTACTTTGTCCTCCAGTTCCACCTTCAACAGTTACAAAATTACCAAAGGATGAGGTACCACCATCGCCTCCTTTGTATGGAGTATAAATAGTACCGCCAACTCCACCAGCGCCAATAACTACAGAATAATTTGCACCAGGTGTTAATGAAATGTCTTTACCGCCCATTAAAATTCCCGCTGCTCCACCACCTCCGCCTGCTCCGCCACCATTATATCTCTGGAATCTTGCGTTGGAAGGAATACTTCCTCCAACGCCACCAGCACCAGCGCCAGCAACAATAAAGAATGCAACTTGTGATGCAGTATTAGGCATAGTAAATGTACCAGAAGTATTGAATGTCTGATACAAAGAATAATTTGCTGCAGGTGTTACTGAGTTAGACGCAGCAGAATTGTCAGAAGATATACCATAAGATGTAGTTGCTTTAACTGTAAATGTATATGCTGTTCCATTTGTTAAACCAGATACAGTAATAGGAGAAGTTGTTGAAGTCCCTGTAATTGAACCAGGAGTAGATGTAGCTGTATATGTTACAGTCCCACCTTTACCTACGTATGATGGTGCAGTAAACGTAATTGTAGCTGAACCACTAGATGCGGTTGCTGTACCAATGGTAGGTGTTCCTGGTTTACCGCCACCAGATGCTACTGATCCTATAATTAACATTAGACCGCCAAATCTCCTAATAATAGGAATGTGTTAGTCGCTATACAAACAAGTGCTGCTGTTGAATATTGTGCTCTTAATAATGTTCCTGGAGTTGCATAGATAATAGATGTGCCGTCATCATCAATAGTTACTATGCCAGTACCAAGACCTGTAATAGCAATTTGCTGACCTACCGTAAATACACCGTTAGGCACAATAATAGTTTTATTACTTGCAGAAGTCATAGTAATTAACTTGCCAGCATCGGATGCAATCAAAGTATAGTTATCTGTCTTGGCGTTAATTGCAACATTGATTGGACTCCAAGACAAAGTAGAGCCATCAGTTGTAAGATACTCTCCACTATTGCCTGTTTGAGATGGAATCTCTGTAGCAGATGCTGCCCATTTGATACCAGTAGCTTGAGTTGAATCTGCTGTGAGGACATATCCATTAGTGCCAAGTCCTAAGCGAGTTACAGTTGCTGATGCAGTTGCGGCAATTAAATCACCTTTAGTTGTAACGGTTGACTTAGGAATTGCTGCATCTGCTGTTGCTACTCCTGCTGTAAAGAAGGTTGCATCATCACCGGTAAAAACGTGCTTTACTGTTGCACCTGCTGTATGCGTAATAGCACTTGTTCCAGCTTGAGCACGAACTACTGTCAGTGTATCGCCTGAGATTCCAGTAATTGCTACAATTTCTTCATTGATAGTATCCACATCTAGGGCAACGAGGAATTGATCTACGTTACCAGCTGCAAGTGTTACACCACCCATAAGCGCTGCACCAGTACCTGTTGTAACAGTAAGTGTTGTAGCACTATTAGATATCGTAGAAGCAAGCGCTGTTGAAGTGCTCGTTGTACTATATTTGCGTGTCATTATTTAGCCTGCCTTATGATGTGTAGTGAACACGGATAGGGAACTTGTCTTGTAGTTTGAGTGACTCTTCGTTTAAGCGTTGGTTGTAGAGTGCAAAGATGTAACGAGATGAAGCTACACCAGCACTAGATGGAATCTTTGTATCGTTGAGGTCAGCCTCAGCACTAGATAGGTTAATACGACCTGAATCTACATATGAAAGCAATTTGTATGATGCACCAAGAGTTACTACATCTCGGCAAGAATCAGGTAGTCCTGTAACATCTGCAAAGTCATCAGTGTTAGCATCGAGTGTATTAGCAGTAGTTGTGTAGTAGACCTGAACTGTGCGTCCTGGTTGAATGTTCTCGTAGATGTTAATTGTGTTAGTTGTATTAAATGCTGCTACGTTAGCCATAGGATCTGCACGCCAACGGTTAATTGGTAGCCACTCTAGGCTAGAACCAGTTGTCTGCCAAGAAGCATAAACAATAGATTCAGCATCATCTGGTAACGGATATGTCGTCTGGCTCGCGTTAAAGGTAAATGTTACTGAGTTAATTGCCCATAGTTTCGGGAAGAAACTGTTGATAGTATCGTTGATAGCCTGTTTGATAACAGTACGTGGAAATGTTGGTGTCAGTGTTACCTGAGAATACTGTGCGTGTGGTGCTGGTGCTGTTCCCTGCCATCCACGACCAAAGCCTGGAGCTGCATTAAGAGTATTGTTTGTAGCATTAAAGTTATCAATCCAGATTAGTTCGTCATCAATTTCAATGATGCCTTTTGCTAAGTTGCTAGATGAACCAACTTGAATTGCTGTAGAAGTAGTAGTAATTGCGCTGTTGAGATAAGTAATTCTATCTTGGCGCAGGGTGTAGCCAGCCAGTGAGGATCGTACTTCATCCACCATCTCTGCGAGTGTTGCCATTGTTTACCTTTTCTTGATA